CACAAAGTAGACGTTTGGGACAGCGTAGCCATGCGTGCGGTTATGTCCATAGATGACTCAAAGCTCTCAAAAAGTTCCGCCGCTCAGCTAATGATGGTGGCAGGTACCGCCTTTGATAAGAGCCAGTTAGTGCGAGGCCAGGCTACGCAGATCAACGTAACCGTGCTGCTGGACGCTGTGCAGGCTATCAAGGACATGCGGGCCAAGGAGTAGGCTGTTGATTGCCAGCGTTTTAACCGCGAAGTGGACCAAAAAGAGAGCCTCGGCCTACCCCCATGCCCCCCATTGCGGGCGGGTGGGGTGAGAACGTATATGTCCCCTCCTAGCGATTTTCCGCAAAAGGGCTTGACAAAGTAGGACAGTGTGATACTTTGTAGTTGTGCAGGCCACTCGGATTCACGAGACAGGGCACTTAACGAACTCGATGCCATGAGGATGAATCTCCTCTACCCAGTCGGAACGTGCTGGGACGGCCTGCACGAGGATTGAATATGCCAGTGATTTCAATTCGGGTGAGTGACGAGTGGTTGGCATACGTGGATGCCGAGGCGGATCGTTGCCGGTGGAAGCGAAATGCTGCGGTGGTAAATCTTACGTGGGACGGGTTGCAGGTTCGTGGGGCTTTAGACCAGGAGAGATCGGGGCGCGGCGTGGAAGGACACGCGGGGGAGATGCAAAGTGGAACCGCCAGCCATGGGGCGTTAACCTCGGGTGCATCGAGCCGAACGGTAGCGGGTAAAACGGAGGAGGAGAAGATTGGAAACTCAAGCGCACATGATGACACGCGAGGAACAGCAGTCGATGCGACGGGCGGCGATGGACGAATCGGGAACGGAGCCGCCGTGCCCATTCTGCGGAAAGCCAAGGGTAAGCCGGAGCAGTTACATCCGGTGCAACGGTTGCGGAGTGAACTGGCTGGCGGAGGAGATGCACCTGCCGGATTACCTCAACCTCGACCCACGGGTAGCCCGTTCGAGAAGTGCCCACACGGTAAGCTCAACGCGGCCTATTGCCGAGCGACCGGCGGCGGATGCTGAGTAGTGCGCGGCCAGAAAGCAGGCGGTGGTACACTTTCGGTGAGGTGAATCATGGCAATAGGATCGGTAACGCTTGGCGCGGGGGCAACGCAGTTCACCACAAAGCCTTTGCGTGCGATGCAGTTGAAAGTCTGGCAGGGGGCGGCGGCTTCTTACGTTGGCGACTCTTCGGCGGTCACCTCCTCAACCGGGATTCCTGTGAAGGTAGCCTCTCCCACCGCCGACCCTACGACGATTGGACCGTTTACCAGCGGCGCTATCAATCTGAACCAGTGGTATGCGATTGGCACTGCCGCCGATGTGGTTTACTTCCAGTACACGCCGGAGGAATAATGAAAATCGAAGTAGGACAAGTGTGGTCAACCCATCGCGGATTGGTCATGGTCAGCAGCGACTCTTTCGGGAAAGTTGTTCGGGTGGGAAAGGCAGAAGCTCGCGGGAATACCTATGCAATCGTCGGCACGCCGTCTCCGATGAGGAACGCCAAACTTCGCTGCGGAACGTTTGTACTCGACACCGAGTCGGCCTGATCTGGAGGAATAATGGCAAAGCGAACGGTAGACGATTCGCTTGCGCGTGCCGTTGGGCCCGACGGGAAGATTGATCCAGCGAAGGCGATGGACACAATCAATTCCCTCATGCGCATCGGTCTGCTGCGCATGAACCGTATTCAAGAGCCTTTCATCCGATCCAAGAACCAGGATGGCCGCACCCCCAAGAGGCGCATTCTGGAGTGCGGCGAGAAGGTCGGCAAGACCAGAATCAACATCTGCGAGGGCCTTGCCCATGCCATGGGGTTCAGGCCGTGGCTAGACGAAACAGACCCCGACTACAAGATTTCCGTCCGAGTCCCCAACCAAGGGCTCATGGGCTGCATGACGATGGCTCAGTCCGTCGCGGCGAAGATCGAGCCCGAGTTGATTGCCTTGATTCCCCCTCACTGCGCACCGGAATGGAAGCGCGACACGACCGGGGCGCTCAAGTCTGTGACCTTGAGATACGACTACAAGGGCAAGGTTTGCGGGTCTACTATCCACATCCGGTCGTACAACCAGTTGGCCGATACCTTCCTCGGCATCGATTACGACTGGCTGAGTTGGGACGAGCCTCCTCCTGAAGACATTTTGAAGGCAGCAGAGCGCGGCAAGGTGGTAACAAATGCGCCCTCCTGGTTCGCCATGACGCCATTGAGCCAAGCGTATCTCTACGACCTGTTTTCGGTGAAGGCGTTCAATGCTGGCGGCGTCGATCAGGAGATCGCCATTTTCCACGGCTCGATTTGGGACAATTGCCAGGACTGGTGCCGCAAGTGCGATTGCACGATTGAGGCGAACAATCCCATCAACATGCCCGACCCTCACGCGGAACGGCCTGTTGACAAATGCCCTATGTGCCGCCAGGTCATGGGGTTCATGGCGAGAGCAGGCATTGAAGAGTACCTGAAGATGTACACGGACCCCGACGAGCGGGCGGCGCACGAGGATGGCAAGTGGGCACACCTGAGCGGTCTGGTGTACAAGGAACTGGATAGGACCATTCACGTTTATAAGGACTTCCCGATTCCGAAAGACTGGATGCGGGTCGAGGCCGTTGACCCTGCCGACTCCAAGCCTACCAGGTGGCTGTTCGCAGCCGTGAGTCCAGAAGACATTCAAATCAACGGCAAGCCAGCCAGCCGGGTTTACATTTATGCCTATCTGCTCGTCAATGGAAGCGTCGAAGACATTGCCCGGCAGGTCAAGGTGAAGAGGGCAGAGCACAACTACGTAACCCCCGCCATGGTCATCCTCGACGCCAAGTATGGCGCGAGAACGCACAAGACGATGGATGGGGAAACGAACTGGGAAGAGCAGCTTGAGAAAGCGGGTATCGACCGGATCAGGTTGAGCCATTCTGACCCCGGAGACATTTCCCTGGGGCACAAGATCGTCAAGGAGTACTTGAAGCCTCACTACAGCGCCGTGCGGGCGAAGAGCGTTCCTGCATTGATGTTCGCCGAGGAAGGATGCAAGGGTAATCGATCCCCGATTCAGGACTGCTTTAATTACCAGTGGAAGCCCGGCACGGACAAGCCGGAGGAGACGTACAAGGACTTCCCCGACTGTGTTCGGTACATCTGCCTTGAACAGCCGGTCTACGAGCCTCCCAATCAGCAGATTGATTTGATCGCTCAATTTCTGGCGGCACGAAACGAAACGGACTATAGCCCGATTTCATACGGTTTACGGAGTGCAAATGGTTGAAATAAGGCCCGTCAGCTACGCAGACATTCTCGATGCTCCCAACGCGGAAGAATTGATTCGGTCCTATGCCTCCGAATGCTCGGTTCCTAATGCCGAACCTCAGCCGGAGATTTACGCAGCGATGGAATCCGCGGGCGCGTTGAAGTGCTTCGGAGCTTACGTCGATGACCGGCTTGTCGGGTTCGTATCGGTTTTGACCGCCATTGTGCCCCATGACGGACACAGAGTTGCAGTGCAAGAAAGCCTGTTTGTTTCTCCTGCATATCGCCGAACTGGAGCAGGACAAAAACTACTAGAAGCAGCCAAGAAATATGCTGTCGAACTGGATTGTATGGCTTTCCAGAGTTCTGCCAGAATTGGGAGCAGGCTAGATAAGGTTCTTTCACGAGAGGCAAATTGCCAATTGACGCACCATATGTACACATTTTGGCTTCAGGGCCAGAAAAAATTGCCTGAAATAGTGAGCGTAGAGGAGGGAGAATTATGAGCATCGTGATTACAAAAAATGATGTTTCTCCTTTAGATGCTGCTCTTGTTCCAGCATCTCCCGTAATGCTTGAAAAGTTGATGGAAGCCCAAAGACGCCTGCTGCAATGCCGGCAAGTCGAAGTTGTGACTGAACACCTTATTCACGGGGGGATGTACGTAAGAACGATACGAAGGGAGCCTGGAGTGTTAGCAACCGGTTCCCTAATGCTCAAGCCAAGCGTGCTAATAATCAATGGTGACTGCACTTTGATTATCGGCGATAGGCGTTTTGATCTCACTGGATACAATGTCTTACCCGGGTGCAAGGGCAGGAAGCAATTGTCTCGGACAAACGGACCAGTCGAGATGACGATGATTTTTCCTACATATGCCAAAACGGTAGAGGATGCTGAAAACGAAATCTTTGCCGAGGCCGAAGGGCTGATGTCAAGACAGAATGTGGATCGTGATACCATCTTGATTACGGGGGAGTAGCACATGTCAGGAACGATGGCGACTGCTATGACCGTAGGATTGATAGCCTCTGCTGCGGCCACTGTTGGAACAAGCATTTATGAGGCCGTGGCATCGCCTTCCGCGCCGAAGGCTCAGACGCAAGCTCAGACAGCCCAGCAGCAAGCCCAGGCGTCCCAGGCCTCAGCTCTTGCGCAAGCCCAGGCGTTGACACAGAGGCGCGGCATGGCCAGCACAATACTCACATCCCCAACAGGAACAAGCGGAACAGCGGCCACCAAAGGCGCAACACTGGGAGCGTAAATGTCCTCATCCTCGATGGCGATGCCTTATTCAGACTCGGGCGGGTATGAGCCGTCGAAGCTGAATGGACGATCTGACGATGAGAGGGCCAAGGACGCGCAGAAGTACCTTCAGGTTCTAGCAGATGAGCGCCTTCTGTGGGAGCCGCAAATAGACAATCTGATAATGTACGTGAACCACGGTCGTAGGTCTATCCAAGATAGAGACTTGTGGCCAGGACAGCCAACAGGCATGGAGATTTACGACCCCTCCGCCATGCTTGCGTGCAGCAAGCTGGTAGATGGCATGGTAGGGTACCTGTGCCCGCGCAATCAAGCATGGTTTGCTCTGGAAATTCCCGGCAAGTTGAACTTCCCCCGAACTTCAAGAATGAGGAGTTGGAACGGGAAAAGGGTGGACTCGTATCCAGAGGTTCAAAAGTGGTTGCAGAATTGCCAGGACGTGATGTATTCGGCTTTCAACAGATCGAACTTTTACGATGTAAACACAGAGTTTATCCGCGACGGAGCCTCGACGGGAACCGCGCACATTATGGCCGAGGAGGATGTAACGACGGCTACTATCGTCATTACAGTCCCGCATTTCAGAGAGTGTTTTATCGCGGAAAATCGGTTTGGCCAGGTGGACACCAATTACCGAGTATACAAGATGACGTTGCGGCAGTTCGTGCAGCAGTTTGGCCTGGACGCCATGAAGAGGGCCGATCAGAACTTCGAGAAGGACTACGAGAACAACATGCACGCCCAGCGCGAAGTCCTTCATGCGGTCTATCCGCGCAAGGACTATAACCCAGGCCGGATTGATGCCAAAGGGAAACGGTGGGCATCTGATTGGGTTTACCGCAAGGGCGGAAAGATTCTCGACAGCTCAGGAGCAGTGACCGGAGGAGATCAAGGGATTTCGATGCTCCATGAGGGCGGCTACGATTCCATGCCGATCATGACGTGGAGATGGAGGAAAAATACCGACGAAACCTATGGGAGAGGCCCGGCACACGATGCCTGGGTAGCTATCGCTCTGGCAAATCAGATGGGACGTACCAACTTGATTACGGCCCAAAAAGCTGCTGAGCCTCCCATGGTGGCCTACTCGGATATGCGCGGCCAGATTCAGCGCGGACCAAACGGACTCACCTTCATGGATTCCAACCGTGGCAATCTTCGGGATCGTATGCCTCAGCAGTTGACGAACGGGGTCCAAAACCTGCCGTTCAATATAGAGTACCAGCAGCGGGTCGAATCGATTATCAGTGAGTATTTCCATTCCGACGTGTTCACGATGCTGAGTCAAATCGGCCAGCAGAAAGGCATGGGGAGGCCGGTAACCGAGCAGATTTTCGAGATGCAAAGCGAGAAAGCGGCTGTCCTGGGAACCCGCATTGGGAACCTTCAGTCAGAGGCTTTCAACCCGCTCATAGCAAGATTCTTCGATATTGAGGCGCGTGCCGGACGAATTCCAGCCCCCCCCGATATTCTTCTTGAATCCGAGCATGAGGGCGTAACCGTTCAATACCTTGGGATGCTGGCGCAGGCACAATCTCGCCTCACAAAGGTTCGCTCGATTCAATCCGGCCTTGGACTGCTTCAGCAGATCGCGCAGATCGATCCCCTTGCGCCGCACTACGTTGACACAGTTGAGATGGTGAAAGAGGCTTGGACGGCGACGGGCGCTCCAG